GTGTTGTTACTACAGACCTTACAGATATACTTAAACGGTTTGAAGATATTCAAGTTATATACCCTGAGAATTCTAATACTTCACTGACTAAGATATCTAACATTACAACGAATCCTTTCAAGTTGGCTGGTACTACTCCCATTCATTATGAAGCATTAGGACCGACCTTTGGTAATAAGACTACTAGGGTGTTTCGTGTATGGCCGTTAGCTGCTACAGGTGATATAGTCTTACGGGTACGCACAAAACCAGATACATTTGTATCTACAGATGAAATTGACTTTGATGATCAATCGTTAATCCTTGGGAGTGTCTTCGACTATCTAGAAGATGATGGTACTAATCCCAATGCTACACAGAAATTCCAGTTACTGTTTGAGGCTAGGGTGAAACAGTTGAAGAACACATTTAACAGTGCGCCTATTAGCCTTGATCCTGTAACAGCAATACCACAGACATTCAGCTTCGTGGAGTTATCATAATGGCTAATCCTGCTAGAATTAGAGAAGCATTGATTAAGATGCTGAGTGATAAGAAAAGTAACACTCGCGCTCAAGAAGAGTTTCAAGCTCAACAACGTGGAGGCTTTGAAGATAGAGCCGATGCTGACTTAGCTGACATGACTAAAGGACGCCTTCAAGACTCTAGGAGAGAAGCACAAAGGATACAACCTTCTGATCCGTTAGCTCCTAATCCACAGAACCCATTAGGACGTAGTGAAACACAAGTAGTAAGGTCTGGCGGTGGTGCGCCACTAACTGTTCGTGGTCCTAGTGGACAACTTCCCGGTGGAGCAGATAATCCTAGACTTGGTGCTGAGAATAGGTTTAGTTCTAGCTTTGATGATGACTTTGGGCCAATGAGTAGAGACTTAGACACATTCCCTGATGATGCTTTATCTGATCCTGCTGAAGCAGCATTTAGTAGGAAGTTTGAAGCGGATAGATTAAATAAGCCTGGAGGTCCGGGAGAGTTTACAGAAGAGATGTTTAACACAGAAATGGCACAAATTCGTAGTGGGAAGTTGCAAATAGATGATGCTCACCCAATGGTACAAGAAGCTATGCTTCTTGAAATGAGAACCCCCGGATTGGATGATATACCGTTCTAATGGTTGACACATTCCTATTCCCACAAGGCCCAAGAGGACGTACAGCGACAATCAATCGTGGAAACATCCTTCTTGATGCTACTATCAGAGACTTCTCTGGTGGGTGGAATGTTGTTGACAACGATCTAAACCTTGATACTAAGTTCTCCAAGATACTAGAGAATATGCAACGTGGTATTGATGGTTCTAACTCTGTGCGTCCTGGTACAGAGTTATTTGCTGAGACAGAAGAACATCTAGACGAGATTATCAATTGTGAATACTACAGCAATTATATTGTATGTATAGGAGCTAATGGTAAGATCGTTAGAGTAGATGGTGCTGGTACTGTCGATCTTATATGGGATGACAACTTTGCTAGTTCACTTCCAGGCTCTCCTAGTGGTTGGAGTACTACTGGATTTGTTTCCTTTGCCCAATTCAATGGTGACTTAATTCTTTGTAATGGTGTTAATAAGCCACTACTCATTAACTCGTCACTAGATGTAGTCTACTTACAAGACTTAGCGGATTTGACCAATGCTAACACCCCTATCGCCCGTTTCGTTGTTGCTCATGGTCGTTATCTTATTATGTCTGGCTCCCTTGCAATTGGAGAAGAAGATATTGTCTTTATCTCTGCTACCGATGTTAGTGGTACTTGGGTTGGTGATTCTTCTCCCAATGATGCTGTTAATGTAGCTTTGGGTTCTCGTGTTCCTAGTGGCAGTCATACTATTAAAGGCTTAGGTAGATTCCGTGACAAGTTAATGGTGTTCTTTGAGAATGCATTCTTGCCGGGAACACTTGGTGGCTTCACAGAAGATGTTCATATACCAACATTTACTGATGCTATAGAAAATGTAGGTTCTTTGTCTCATAGAATTATCCAAACAGTTGGTGAAGATATGTTGTTTGGTGATTACTCTGGTATTTCTAATGTCAAGCGAGCCTTAATCACTGGTAGTATAACTAGTGACCGTGCTTCACAGTTAGTTACTCCTGCCTACTTAAATGCATTAGGCAATATAAAGACTGTAGCATCACTGGAAGATCGTACTTGGTCATTGTGGGATAGCCAATCTAATAACTATATGGTATTCGTTCCTAATTCCGATGTTATATCTGATACTACAGAGACTAGATGCTTTGTATATAAGAGGAATAAGAAACTCAAGATTGATGCTTGGCAAGATTGGCGTAATTGGAATTTCCGTTCTGGTTGTCGTTCTGCGTTGAAGCGTATATTCTTAACTGAAGGCACTCAAGTTTATATTATGGGTGAAGAACATACAGGCGGTGATAACATATATAAAGACTATCAAAAAGACCAAGAGATGTGGGGCGATGAGACCCCTTGGTCAGATTATACAGGATGGAACCCAGTTGCTGATGATGCCGATAGTGGTATCCCCATAAAGTTTGCTTGGGAATTGCCTTGGTCCGATAATAATGAGAGATTCCTCACTAAGGCTTCACGATATATAAACTTTGATACTCAAGGTGATAATCGTTTTACCTGTAAAATGTTTACTGACAACAACTATATAGATAGACAAGACTTAGGAGAAGATTGGGTAGAGGATGAACTCAAGTTTGATGATAGTCTTGGTTGGGATGTAGATACATACGATCCTGCACTTGAAATGGTCTTTGAAGGTGGAGATGCTCCAGGCTTTGGTGGTGATGAGTTTGGAGAAGACTTTGGTGGAGGTCGCCCTACTAGACTAGAGAAGCTTATTGCATGGACAGCTAGATACAAGATAGCAAAGCTTCGTATGTCAGGTGATGCTACTAAAGAGTTAAAGTTTATATCTATTACACTTGCTTATCAACGTGGATCAATAAGGAGATAATCATGACAAGCACTGTGGACTCAACATTACCTGCGGATAATGTAAAAGCTAGTAAGGCTGACTTCCGCGCTCAATTTCTTGCTATCAAGAATGAAATTGAGGATTTACAAAGGCTAACGAGACTTCCTTGGAAGATTGCTCGTGGCGACATCAGCGTATAGGAGGATATAATGGCTGATAAAATTGGCGTTCTCGGTGAAGCTACCACAGCTACGGCTGCAACTACAACTGTATATACAGTTCCAGCAGCAAAGGCTGCAAAGGTTAAGATTATGTGGGCAGGACTTTCTCATGCCTCAACTGGTACAGGTGATCTAACTCTTACTGTTAATGCTATCAACGTAGCTGTTATTCTTAATATGACTGCTGCACGATATCTTCACTCTAATAGCACTCTGTTAGTTAACCCAGAAACTGCTGCTGCCCCTACTGGTGCTACAGCATTGTTGACTGTTGCTCCTGCTCCTTTTGAATACTACTTAGCTGCTGGAGATACAGTTACTTACACAGTTTCTACACTTACTATGCAAAGTTTAAATGTGCAAGTGGTAGGAACTGAAATCGACGTTTAGGAAGTAACATGGCTGCTACTGATACAACCTCAAACTTCAAGTTCAATCTTACTGATTTCGACAAGATACCGTGGCATACTGAGCTACATAATAACTTCCACATTATGGATGCACTAATAGCTCGTTATATAGCTATTAGTCTAGTCCAAGGTGCTTGGGAGAATGCTCTCACGGTTACTGTTGGTGATCGGTACATTGATGTTGATGATGACACTATTTGGGAAGTACTTGTAGCACATACTACTCCAAGTACAGGGACGTTTGCTGCTGCAAGAACGGCTACATCTTCTAATTGGCAGAGTGTAACTGTTGAAGTTGCTAATAAAGGTGCTTATGCCCAAAGTACTGCTTACAATGCTAATGACTTCATTGTTGATGGTGGTAGGTTTGGGATTGTAGCAGGACCATATACTTCTGATGGTACGGCGGCTACTGCTGCTTTGTCATATGATATTGATGTTACTGCTGGAGATATCTTAACACTTCTTGATGCTTCTGCATTAATCGCAGCTACACATGATACTAATACAGTAGGTGTAGGAGGCACTCCCACCGCTACCTATGATTCTTCAACCTCTAAGTTTGACTTTGGACTAGTAACAGGAGCAACTGGAGCAACAGGTGCTACAGGAGCTTCTGGGACTGATGGTACAAGTAACATTGCACTTGATACAACTCCACAACTAGGTGGATTTCTAGATGCTAATAGCAAGTTTGTTAGCTTGTCACAAGGAGCTAACATTGCCTCTGTAGCTGGTGATACAAACATATGGACTAATTTCGATGGCAACACAGTCCACATAACAGGTACTAATGCTATCACTGACTTCGGTACTCCAAAGAGTGCTGGTGATTCTATGTGGGTGATCTTCGATGCCGCCGCGTCTATCGTAGATAGTGCCACAATTACTGTAGCTGGTAATACCAACTACCAAGCTGCTGCTAATGACCTAGCTCTTGTATACGCACTAACTACTAGCACCTTCTTGTTTATGCCATTCCCGAATAGCGGAACTTATCCGGTATTCAACCCACTGACTGGCAAAGCATTAGTATTCGGATTTTAACAGGAGATAAA